TTTCTTCTGGATGTACTGGACGTCCTCGATCGCCGCGGCGTTAGTGCCGCCCGAGAGGGTGTCGATCTTGGTACCGGACTCGCCGCCGCGGACGGGGATAAAATAATCTTCGTCAACTGAGTTATGTATAAAAATCAAGGACTTGGCAACCATGTCTTCATTATGAAGATGAAGTGCAGGTCCTGCTGCAAAGTTGTGATACTTCTCCACGGTAATGCAGCCCGTGTCCTCACGCGCCTCAAGTTTTTCGACGCGGACAACCTTGTGATTCATGTAGCCGATGTGCTCAGAATCGGCAGCGCGCTGAACATAGTGCTGGCTGAACGCGTGGAAGGTCCCACATGCTTGCGAAGCAAGCCACTGGTAGGAAGACCGGTTCATGTTAAAGTGGCGCAGGAGGTCCTGACGCTTTACCTGACCTCTTCGTGCCTCGCAGAACTTGACCAGCTGATCTGTCCCAACCCTGCTGAGCAGCCACTTCCGCTTAAGATCTTCGATCGGCTTTTTGAAGCCGAACATCCGGAGGTGTTTCTGGAGGGAGCTCCTCGTGACTCTGTCATTGAATCCGTTCTTGAAGTCTGGATTGAGTGCCTGGAGGTAAGAGGCGAACTCTTTGCTGCTGTTGAGCTCGCTGATCAGATCACACTCTCGTGTGGAAATGCCAGTCCCGAGCTTGTCGAGCGCTGTCATGCAGTGATCAATGAACATCGCATCTACACGAAGAGAAAGCTTCTCCACTCTCTTCTGTCTGATGTCGTCTCTCTTCCACAGATCGACGAAGGTCTTTGCCTCGATCTTTCCGCTCTCCCATGTCTTTTTCATCCGACTACGAGAGTTTGCCCTTCCCCTGTCTGACTTGTTGTACTCAACAATCATGTTTCCGTGGAGATCGTGATGATCTTTCCAGGTCATGGGAGCAAGGTTTTCCGGGTTGTTGTTCCTCTTGTCAAAGTCTGCGTGGTGAATAACCTTTCCGACTATTGCATCAAAGCCTGCAGTTGCAATGACGTTGCATCGGTGTGTGTAGCTGTATGTCTGAGCAAAAGGATCGTAGATCTTCTCGTACCCCGTCAGCTTGCTACCGTCTTCAGCAGCTGACGTCTTCGAATACAAGGGCATGAGAGCATCGTCCGGCTGGAGCTGTGAAGCCTCACGATAGGATCCATCTCTCAGCATGAACCTGTGGTCGGGCGTGCAGTCAAAGTACACTCCGCTATCGATGTGCACTCTCACCATCTCTGCGTCGCGACGAGTGACGCCGGCCCATACGACCTTTCCCGGGACAAGACGCTTTCCATCAAGGTCCACAGAGTAGACCCACTGGTCCTGCTTTCCGCCCTCCCACTCCTTGATGAAATCACCGAGTGATGTCATCCGACCATCTTGAAGCTTGATCGACGTGTTAAGCGAGTTACACATCGGATTGTAGCGCATATCAACGCGCCCTGTGTTCTTGTCCACCACCTGGCTTTTCTTGAGCGCCGCCTGCGCCTGCTCCATGTACATCGGCACCTCCTCGGGAGGCACGTTGCCGACGTCGATGTAGAACACGCGGCGATCAGGTGATCTCACAACGCGATACACCAGCATCGCGTCCTCGGCGAGGACCAGCTGCCTCCACACGCGACGCGCGCCCTCCAGCACAGATGACCCGTACGGAAGGAAGGCGTCGTTCCCGAGGAGGCGGAAGTGGGTCACCTGCCAGTTCTCGAGGGGCGTGTTGCCCTGTGTGATCCAGCGGTACCGGACCGCCATCGGGTCCTTGGGGTCGTAGTTCTCCTCCCGCTCGATCTCGTTCACTGGGATGGGAATGACGTTTCTCACGCCGTTTCCTGGGTGGACGTCATTAAAAAGTACAAAATCGCCGTACTTACAAAGGTTTCTCACCCACGCAGTCAGGTTGAAGTTGACGTTGAGAGTGTCGAAGAGCAGCTCGTTGAGGAGCCGCTCGATATCCTTGTTTTCCGAGTAAATGGAGAGAATCAGACCATCCACACCGGGAGACGCGACCTCCTCAGAGTAGATGTCCAGGGCGCTGTTGATCTCGGGGTAGTAGTCCATCTCCGAGAAGTCGCTGTACCTGGCGAGACGATCGTATGTCCCGTAGGCACTCATCGCGCTGCTGTACGCGGAGCTGTGGTTCTTCCGGAACATCTCGTACGCGGACAGCGACTGCCCGGGACCCGTCTGGGCCTTGAAGTCCTTGACGGTCCTCTTGATGACTGGGCCGCTTCTAAAGAGGCTTGTCAGCCGCGAGAAGAGATTAGGATTCGAGTCCTTTGCCATTACGTCTCCGCGCGCCTATTGTAGGCAGCTACTTGAACAGCCAGACGAGATCCTGGTGGATCTTTCCCGACCTGAGGTCTGCAACCATGCGCATGTCCCCAGCGGGATGAGAGGCGAGCTGCGCAGACGTGTAGATGTTTTGAGTCTGTCCAGGCAGCAGTCCGGCCGTTGATCCTGCCGTCCTCTTCATGGAGCTGAACATCACTGTGTTGAGGTTCACCGCACTTCGGCTGTACTCCGAGTTGACGTCGTACAGCCACGCGCCGATCGCGAGGGACATGACGAGGTCGTCATTGTGCCCCTTCATCGCCTCTGCCTTGCTGTTGTTCGACCAGACGAAGGTCTTCAGCTCCTGGTAGAAGCGTGTGGAGTACGACACCAGCTGACGGTTTCTGATCAGCTCCTCCAGCTTCGTCAGGATGAGGGTCCTGGTCTTGCCGGTGGTGGCGAACCCCGCGTGCGCGAGGTCGAGCGACTGGACGTAGTCGCCGATCAATGCGACCTTGGCACCCTGTGTGTAGATCCGCGGGTAGTCCAGGTCCTTGAGGCGAAGCAGGCACGCGTACCCGTAGGAGTTGTTCTCCGGGCAGACGATTGCCTTGTTGTACTTGAGGCCCCACTCGTTGATCAGCTCCGCCAGGCGATCCGGCGGGATCTTCCCGCGGTACTCAGCCACGACCTCGCCCGTCATGCAGTCCACTATGTGGAAGGTGGAGTAGTCCGACGAGTCGCCGCGGGCCACGTCTCCCGTGAGGATGTACTTGTGCTCCGACAGGGGGATCTTCCAGACCCAGACGTTCATGTCTGGACCTCCCCTCATCACCGGAGGCCGAGTCATCCCGTTCACCCAGGAGATGTCCGCGTCTGTGAGGAAGGTCTCACCTGACGCCGCAAAGTCGCACAGGAACTCTTGAGCGATCTGCCGCTCCGAGTAGTTCTTGGACTCCTTCTCGAACCACTCCTGATCGTGCTCCGGGTGCACCGTCCACGGGAGCTTGACATGATTGAACTCGTTGACACAGGACTCCGCGTCAGAGTACAGCTTGTAGAACTGGCCTCCGACACCGTTGGGCGTGGAGAGGAGGATCGCCTGTCCACCGGTGGTGAGTGTGGGGCCGATTCCCGTCCAGATCTCGTCGAAGTTCCTTACGAACGCCGCCTCGTCGATGATGAGGAGTGTCAAAGACTCGGAGCGGCCAGCGTCCTCAGAGGTGGGAATCGCCTTGATGGACGAGCCGTTGCTGAACTCGATCTGCTGCTTGTTATTGACAGTGATCTGCGGGAGGATGAGCCAGGGAGGCATGTTGTTCAGGATGGTCTTCACCTTCCTGATGAACCCCTGCGCGACAGCAAGCTTGGTCGCGATGATGAGGATGTTCTTCTCTTTCTGATAGAGCGCCATCCAGGTCGCGTACGCGGCAGTGGTGGTCGACAGTCCCAGCTGACGGGACTTGACCACGATGTTGAACCTGTGCTTCCTGAACTGTACGACGCAGTCGTCCTGGAATGGGAACGTCCTGAAGGGCAGGAGGCCCTTCGTCGGGTGCTGGATCTTACAGTAGGTGTTGAAGAAGTAGATTGGATCTCGGCCGCATCGGATGATCTCCTCTACCTGCTTCTTCTTGGGTACTACGGCTGGGCTGGTTCCCATTACTCGACCGTGTAGGTCGACGTGAACCTGTACAGAGAGGGCAGCACCGGGCTGTTGAAGTTGTAGCCCAGCGCCTCAAGCTCCGCGTTATCAGTGAGAAACTTGGTCGAAAG